ACGTAGACAGAAACGGCCGATAATAGTCTATATAGACAACAAAGACTAAGTAACCTAAACTTTACAGAAGAATCTTACTATTACTCTCTATAGAAGTTAAAGGTTACATAAACTACATACCTACATAAACTACATACCTACATAAACTACATAGACGGACTCGGCCTATGTGAACTATGTAGATAGATCTTGACACCTCTCTATTTATCTGATATAATATAAGGTAGGATGAAGAACCTACTCTACATACTCTTTCTATTGCTTCTCATTCTCTCACCTTCAGTGGTCTGGGGTCAGGAGATATGTGTATCCCAACCTCTGATGCATGAGAGGATTACCATTGACAAGGACGTTGAACTAATCCACGTAGAGAAGAAGCTTATCAAAGTACAGTACTTTATAAAAGTTTTCAATAAGAAGGCCCCAGTTTCTAACCTAAGTGCGTCTTCCATCTATGTCTACTTTAAGAAGGGTGATACAAGTGTTTTGGTTCTCTTCGGGTCTTCTGAAGACTGTATGCAGAACTACGCTGTAGTACCTTTAGCCTTTGTAAATAAACACCTAATTGATGTTCAGTGGGATGTCTCTAACCTAATAACCTAAATAGAGTACAGCGTAACAACCTAAATATAGAACAGGACTTACATGATGAAGTACCCTGAACATAAAGATCTTCTAAAAGACCCTATGGGCCGTTATAGGACTCAGTCACTCTTTAGGGAGTTCTATCAAAAGGACCCTCCTATATGGACACTCTCTGAGGAAGACCCTCAAGGTAAGCTACCGTCTTTAAAGGCTTTGTATATGGAAGTAGGAGATCCTACTGAGTACCAATTTGCTATGGAAGCCTTTGGTAGTTGGAAGCAATGGTTAAAGATTAAGAGTGCTAAAGCTATCCAACCCTACATAGAAGACTGGTCTATGGAGCTTTCCCTTAAGATACGCTCTGAGGGTATCCGGGGTGTGATGCTAGAGTCTAAGAACGGTAAGAATAAGTACAATGCTTCTAAGGCTCTTGCTGAGGGTTTCTGGTCTAAGGAGTCCGCAGCTAAGCGTGGCAGACCTTCTAAGGAGGAGGTGGCTAAAGAGTTAAAGATTGCAGCTAAGCTTGATGCTGAGTTTGCTGATGATGCAGAACGTATAGGTCTGGCTATTGTCAAGTAACAGCAATATTGATGAGGAGATTAGACTGGCTGCTGAAGCTGACTTAGTCTCCTTCATACGGCTTGTGTCTCCTCGTACAGTCCTAGGTGCTGTGCATACGGAGCTAGCAGAATGGTGGTGCAGGGAATCTGGTAAGAACTTCCAACTTGTACTGCTGCCACGAGATCATCAAAAGTCTCGTATGGTAGCGTATCGAGTAGCGTGGTACCTTACCAAACACCCTGACCATCGAGTTCTCTACATCAGTTCAACGAGTAACCTAGCTGAGAAACAGTTAAAGTTTATTAAAGATATCTTCACCTCTAAGATCTACAGAAGGTATTGGCCCGATCATGTCATACCTGAAGAAGGTAAGCGTGAGAAGTGGACTAACACAGAAATCTCATTAGACCATCCACTACGTAAGGAGGAAGGTGTACGTGACCCCAGTGTCTTTACTGCTGGCCTTACTACTTCTATTACCGGTCTCCATTGTGATGTTGCTGTCATGGATGATGTGGTCGTATATGAAAACGCCTACACAGAGGACGGAAGGCAGAAAGTCAAGTCTCAATACTCTTTGCTGAGTTCTATTGAAGGTGCTGATGCCCAAGAATGGGTAGTAGGTACTCGCTACCACGCTAAGGATTTGTACAATGATCTGATGGAGATGGAAGAGGAGATCTACGATGATGATGGTGTACCTATTGAGTATGACCCCATCTATGAGAAGTTTGAGCGACAAGTTGAAGATCGTGGTGATGGAACTGGAGAGTTCTTGTGGGCTAGACAACAGCGCTCTGATGGTAAGTGGTTTGGCTTTGATCGTCGTATCCTAAGTCAGAAGCGTGGTAAGTATCTGGATAAGACTCAGTTCTTTGCTCAATATTATAACAATCCTAACAACCCAGACGGTAAGGGGATTGATCCAAGTAACTTCCAATACTACGATAAGGCTCATCTAACACGCACCAACGGTCAATGGTTTATGAAGGGAGAAAGATTAAATGTCTTTGCCGCTATCGACTTTGCTTTCTCTCTTACTAAGAAATCTGACTATACTGCCCTTGTTGTTGTGGGCATTAGCAGTGCTGGTGTATATTATGTACTCGACATAGAGCGCTTTAAGACTGACAAGATCAAGGACTACTACGATGCCATCTTACGGATGCACGTTAAGTGGGACTTCAGAAAGCTACGAGCAGAGACTGTATCAGCACAGAAGGCTATCGTAAGAGAACTAAAGAATAGCTACATAAAGCCTAACGGGCTTGCTCTCTCCATAGAGGAGCATAACCCTACTAGGCATAGTGGGTCTAAGGAGGAACGTATCAGAGCCATCTTAGAAGCTCGGTACGATAACCTCAGCATTTGGCATTACCAAGGAGGTAATTGTCAAGTCCTTGAGGACGAGCTTATACAGGAGTACCCACCACATGATGACGTAAAGGATTGCTTAGCTTGCGCCATCGATATAGCAGTACCACCTAGTAGGATGTCGCGTACATCCAATGAGAATAACGTAGTGTATCACAGCCGCTTCGGTGGCGTAGCTTACGGGTAACAAAGCATGACAGGCAAGACGATAGACATTGAGGACATCATTGATGGTAAGGAACCCTTCGCTGAGGAGATTGCCACCAAGTATGCAGACTGGGAAATGTATAGGCGTACGTGGTTGGAGGAGAAGAAGGAGATCCGCAACTATGTCTTTGCCACAGACACTACAGGCACTACTAACTCGACTCTGCCGTGGAAGAACTCAACTACCGTTCCTAAGATCTGTCAGATTCGTGACAACCTACATGCTAACTATATGGCTGCTCTCTTCCCCAATGATGAGTGGTTGAACTGGGAAGCTGAAGATCGTGAAGGTGCTAGTGGTGAGAAGCGTAACATCATTGAATCTTACATGAAGAACAAGACACGTATCTCAGAGTTTAGACGAGTCATCAGTCAACTAGTGCTGGACTATATTGACTACGGTAACTGCTTCAGTACTGTGGAGTACTTTGATGAGACCCGTGTAGATGCTGCAACTGGTGAAGAGTTCCCAGGATTCGTAGGACCTAAACCAGTACGTATTAGTCCTTATGACATTGTGTTTAACCCTACAGCCCCAGACTTTGATAGTGCTCCTAAGATCATTAGAAGCCTTAAGACTGTTGGTGAGCTTCAAGTTGAACTAGAGGAGAATCCAGAGAAGGGATACCTAGTTGATGTATTTAACATACTTGTTGAGAACCGTGCTAAAGTTCAAGCTGTGTCAGAGATGGACATGGCTAAATCTGAAGCTTACCAAATTGACGGGTTCTCCTCGATACACCACTACTACTCCTCCAACTACGTGGAACTCTTGGAGTTTGTAGGTGACATCTACGACATGAGCGAGGGGAAGCTTTACAAAGACCACATCATAACTATTGCAGATCGTAAGCATATCATACGTAATATACCTAATCCCACTTGGAGAAAGAGTATTGTTAGACATGTTGGATGGCGTCTACGTCCTGATAACTTGTATGCTATGGGTCCTCTGGACAACTTAATTGGTATGCAGTACAGGATTGACCATCTGGAAAACCTTAAGGCTGATGTATTCGACCTGATTGCACATCCAGTTATGAAGATACGTGGCTACGTAGAGGACTTCAACTATGGTCCCGGTGAACGTATCTTCCTAGGTGATGATGGTGAAGTTGACTTCATGCGCCCTGATGCCACTGCTCTTAATGCTGACAACCAGATAGCAGTACTAGAGCAACGCATGGAAGAGCTTGCTGGAGCACCCAAACAGGCTATGGGTATGCGTACTCCGGGTGAGAAGACAGCCTATGAAGTACAGAGTCTTCAGAACGCAGCAGGTCGTGTCTTCCAGAATAAGATCAGTTACTTTGAGCAGATGTTCCTAGAGCCAGTACTGAATGATATGCTGGAGACTTCTAGGCGTAACATGAATGCTAAGGATGTCGTTAAGACTATCGACAATGAGCTAGGTGTACAGATCTTTAGTGACATTACTAGAGATGATCTGTTGGCTAAGGGGCGTATCTATCCTATGGGTGCCAGACACTTCGCTGCCAAAGCTAACATGCTCCAGAACCTTACACAGCTAGCATCCTCACCCCTTGGACAAGACCCCAGTGTAAGCGTCCATATCAGTGGTAAGAAGATCGCTAAACTTATTGAAGAACTCCTTGATCTTGAGAAGTTCAACCTAGTCAAGGATAACATCCGTATCTTTGAACAACAGGAAACACAACAACTTGTTAACACTGCCCAGCAACAAGTGGATGAACAACAAGCTTTGGGCGCAGAACTATCAGGAGTACCCGTAGATGACCAAGCGGCTCTCGACAATGTGGACATCCCACCTCAATAGTGAAGAGGAGAAGGATAAGTTCAGAGAATACATACTAAACTCCACCAGCCTATGGGAAAGACTGGGCCAAATTATAGAGGAGAAGGCTCCCAAGACAGTGCCAAAGGACTACGACAAAGGTTCTTGGGCGTATTATCAAGCTGACCAACTGGGTTACCAAAGAGCATTAAATGATATCTTAATGGTATTACCTCTTGACAAGTAACCTTTAACCTGATATAATATAAGGTAGGATCAAAAGACCATGAGTGATTCCGCATTCAATACAGACGTACAAGTAGAACCGACTCCCACTACAGACCCCGTAGCATCGAGTCAGACTGGCGCATTTAACGAGCTAGTCGGAGAAGGAAAGAAGTTTGCAGATGCTGAGGCTCTTGCAAAAGGTAAGCAGGAGAGTGACGCATACATTCCCAAACTTCAAGAAGAACTCCAAGGTTTACGAGATGAGCTAGACAAACGGATGACCTCCGAAGATGTCCTAGCTAAGATTCGTGAAGAGGCTGCTAACACTGCACAGGGGGAGAACACCACTCCTTCATTAGGTAAAGATGACATAGCAGAGTTGGTCAAGCAGACTTTACAATCGACTCGTACTGAAGAAGTTAAGGACACCAACCTCCAATCAGTTGACCAGACTCTTGTAGGTAAGTACGGTGACAAAGCTGGCGAGTGGTTAGCCACTAAAGCTGGACAGTTAGGAGTCTCAATTGATTTCCTTGCTGATGTAGCTAAGACCAGTCCTGATGCATTCTTCAATACTGTTGGTTTAAACTCTACTGATACCAACACGCCAAATGTAGCCACATCTAGTGTTAATACTGAAGTGGTTGCAAATGTAAACGAAGCGTCAACTGCACAACCTGGAAGTAAAGCATACTTCAACGCTATCAAAGCCGATGACCCTCGGAAGTACTGGAAGCCTGAAGTTCAGAATGCTATATTTGCTTCCCAAGCAGCTGGCACATATGTCTAATAACTTAATGAGGTAAGATATCATGGCAATGACAACTGGTAATGTCACCCATCTTACTCGGAGTGAGGTTTGGTCCTCGCAGCTAAAAGACGTACTGGAAGACGAGTTGCTCGCTACCCAGTATGTTGATTGGCTCTCTGAGTTCCCTGATGGTGACACCTTTACGATTCCTTCAATTGGTCAGGCCCAGACGGAAACGTATACAGAGAACGAAAGCATCACGTATGCTCCGCTTGACACTGGTGAGTTCCAGTTCACGATTACGGAGTATCTGGCTTCCGGTATCTACATCACTGAGAAAGCTAAGCAGGACATGTTCTACATGAACCAGTTGGTTTCCTCTTTTGTTCCTAAGCAAGAACGCGCGATCATGGAAGACGTTGAGGCTTATATCCTTAACCTGTCTGCTAGTCAGACTGCTTCCGATCTCAACACGATCAATGGTGCTGACCACCGCTTTGTTGCTTCGGGTACTAATGAAGTCTTCCAGACTGATGACTTCGCCAAAGCTCGTTATGCCCTGAAGAAGGCTAACGTGCCTGACACAGACTTGGTTGCTATCGTTGACCCCTCGGTTGAGTATACGCTTAATACTCTGTCGAACTTGACCAATGTCAGTAACAACCCCATGTGGGAAGGTATTGTGTCTTCGGGTATTGCAACTGGTATGAGGTTTGTTAAAAACGTGTATGGCTTTGATGTCTACGTTTCTAACAACTTAGCTACTGCTAACGAGACCGTTGACTCGGTTACGACTGCGGCTGGTAAGGCTAATATGTTCTTCTCTGCTGCTTCTGATGTGGTGCCTTTCGTAGGTGCGTGGCGTCAGATGCCGAAGGTTGACTCCGAATACAATAAGGATCGTCAGCGCGAAGAGTATGTTGTTACGGCCCGTTATGGTGCGAAGTTGTACCGTCCTGAAAACCTCGTTTGTATCCTCAGTGATACTGACCAAGTTTAGGAGGATTGTATAATGACTAAATGGGTAAACAGTGATGGCTTGGAAGTTCTCTATGGAAGTTCTAAAGCTGAAATGCGTAAAGGTGGTGAAGTGAACCACGGTGGCTCTCTTCGTGAGGTCCTTGTGACGATTACTGGTACGGATGTCCCTGCTGCGGATGCCCCTATCGATAAGCGTATTACTCTTCCTTCCGGTGCGTACATTGACGAAGTAACCTTGAACGTCACGACTGCGTTCACCTCTGGTGGTTCTGCCACGTTGGATATTGGGCTTATGCTTGATGACAATGACGGTACGTACAGCACCAGTGATGACAACGGTCTTGATGCAGCGATTGCGGTTGCCACCTTGGCGGATAATTACCGTGTCCTGTGTGATGGCGCTCAAGTTGAAACTACTGTTACGGATAGCACTAACGGACTTCCGTTGGCTGTGTCCTATGGCTACAACACTGCGGCCTTTACTGCTGGTGTTGCGGAGTTGTCGATCAAGTATCGGGTCTAAACTCTAGTGCGGATGGGGGGATCGTCTATTAAGTACTAAGACGGTCTCCCCCACTCTCACCCCTTCCTATCTATAGACATCAGAGGTTCTTATGGCTAATGTAGCTCATTCTACCCTAACTACGTCTGATCTACATGAACCTAAAGGGGCTGCTGGTGCCTCAGCTAACACAATCTACGTAGCTAACGGTTCCGGTTCAGGCACTTGGCAATCCGTTTCAGCCAGTGAAATTAACACATCAAGTATCAAGAACGTCAACAAGGTCTTCGTAACTCACGTTATTGAAGACATCTCTACAGCTGGTTCAGACTGGGTAGTCCCTGGTATAGCTGGCGATATCACTAAAATCACCACAGTCATTGACGGTGTTATAGCCACTGCCGACTGTGGTTTGTCATTTGAGATAGCAGGTACAGCAGTCACCAATGGAGGTATCACAATAGCCTACTCTGGTTCAGCAGCAGGTGATGTGGATACTGCCACTCCCTCAGCTGCTAAGACTCTCACAGTAGCTCAACCAATAGAAATTATCAGTGATGGGGCAAGCACAAATACTGTACGGTGTACGGTAACCTTTGAGCTTGGTGTAGCATAATGGCAAAGCTTACCACGACAGATCTAGCAAATCTCACTAACGAGACCTCAGCTATCACAACTATCAATGCTAATAATGCGTTGATTGAAACTGCTATGGAGAATACCCTTAGCAGAGATGGCACAGCTACTAATACTCTCTCAGCTGATATAGACTTGAACAG